TTACTTTTTAAGAGCTTCATATACTTTTACTAATAAAATTACAGGTGTCTCAACTGTTATAGCTAAACAGCTTGCAAAGCCACAAGTCGCCAAATTATTAACTTTTGTTATTTCAAGAAGATTTGCTGCATTCGCTACACTAGGAACTATTGCTGCTGAAGCAGGCATGTCAACAATTGATGTAGACGGCAAAACCTTAATTGTTCAAAAGCTACCTGAAACGGATATTGTTAATGTTCTCACCACTGGAAATAATGAGTATGTACCAATTGCAGGTAATGTATTAAATCTAAACTACTGTGTAGCAGCATTGGCCCAATTGAATCATTTATATCCAGCTATGCACTATATCCCAGCGAACTCGGCTAACTGGTGTGAGTTGGTCAATATTTCTTCAACTTATAAAGAATTAAGTTTGACAATATCAACTGTTGAAGATCAAGTCTCAACAACAAAAGTTACAGTTGCACCTACTCAAGTTGATAAACAAGTAATTCCTCAACCAATTCCAAATTATGCAGTTGTTAGTCCTGAAGTATTGGGCGAAACTGTTTTTAATAAAGCCAAGCCTGCTGATTTATCTCCTTTATTTGACTATAACGAAGTCTATCAATCTCCAGCGGCAATCGAAGCAATAAATGAGTATAACAATACGAAAGGAGAGGCATTTCCAACATATCCAGATGTTACAACACCTGCATTAGATAAACCTGTTACAACTCCAAATAATCCTAATTTAGAATTGCCTACATTTTGCAATTGGGCAACACCGATCTGCTCGTTTGTAGATTGGTTTAAAGATGACTCCGTAGTTCCTGATGCTGAAAAATACGACTTAAAAGAATTTGATTATTCAAAACTTCCTAGCAATCCAGATTTTTCATTTTCTCAATCTTGTCCAGTACCTTTATCAATTCCTCTTGATTTTGGAATTGTTTCATCATCGATTGAAATTAGTTATGAACCATTCTGTCAGTTCTTTGCAAAGGCAAGACCATTCATTATTGCTGCTGCCTATTTGCACGGTGCTTTTATTATCAGTGGCTTTAGAAAGGAAACTTAGTAATGGCTGGTTTGTTAGTAAGGGTTCTTACTTGGTTTGCATCCGGTTTAATTTTTAGAGCCTTGTCCGCTTTAGGTGTAGGCATTTTTTCCATGTATTTCATTAACGATATTTTAAGTCAATTTATTAACTCAATGAATAATGCTGTTTCAAGTCTACCAGCAGATGTTATTTCCATATTAGGAATTGCTGGATTTGATAAATATCTTTCGATTGTTTTAGGTGCATTAGTCACAGTGACTTATTTACGTTCTATGCGCTTCATGCTTACTAGACAGCTTTAAGCTTTTTCATATCAATAAAGTAGACTCCATATCACGATACATTGTGCGAGTCTAAAACTTTTTTTTCGAGCGTAGCAGGCTCCGCCCTGACGCCCGCGAGAAAAAAAATTTTAAGGAGCGACAATGCTAACGCTTATTAGTGCAACGCCTGGTTCTGGAAAAACACTTAAAGCTGTTGAATTGATTTATGAATGTTTGAACAATGGTTATGTTGTTTATTCAAATATATTAGGTTTAAAAGTCCTAGGGGTTATTCAGATTTCCAGCCAAGAAGACTGGCGTGATCTAGATCATTTTAGACGTCAAAATATTGAAATGCTGAAAACACCCATTGCTGTTTTTTATGATGAAGCACATGAACATCCAGCATTTGCGGAAAAAGACTTGTTAAAGAATTATCAAATAGATCGATCTGATTATGATTTGGATATTGATATCGTCAATTTAGATGACTCACTGACAGCAACACAAAAAAAGCAAAGAATTGATGAGATCAATAGAAAATATAAGACGGCACTTGATATTAAAAAGGAACAAATTAGAGAAATTGGTACTGCCTTATCAATGCACAGGCATTTTGGTTTTGATATTTTTTTGATAACACAAAGCCCAAAAAAGCTTGCAGCCCATATTCTTGCTGATGTGGGTACGCACTTACATTTACGACGAGTTTTTAAGATGAAAAGGGCAACGATCTATGAGTTTCCAGAAGCCCATACAACGGTTTCAAAAGCTGTCAGGGATGATGCGATTAACAAGACAATTTGGAAATTTCCAAAACATTTATATGGTACTTACACATCAACAGAGGTTGATACCCATAAACAAAAAATTCCTTTGAAATATATTATTATTCTTGTATTAGTTTTTATTGGTATTCCATCTTATGTTGCAAGATCGCTTTGGTATAATCCGTTATTTGGACATAAGGAAAAGCCAGTGATGGTTCAAAAATCGCAAGAAATTGAAGAAACAAAGCAACCACAAACGACTATTCAAGAAATGCATAAACCAATTCTAAATAACAAAAATGATGATTTACAACTTGAGAATCAACGTATAGCCATAATTGTTGAATCATCAACGGACTGTTATGCTAAAAACTCGTATGGTGATTTTATTGATATATCAGTTGATGAGTGTAAGAAATTATCTAGAAAAAACAATAGAATGTCTTTTTCAAAGTTGAAGAAGGAGCAATATTTACAGAATAATATGTCTGTAAATAACAATGACACTGTTGGTTATACGCAACCTGTATATCCTTCAGAAACTACGTTATAGTTAATAAAATTTATATATGAGGTCAAACAAATGGTTAGTATTAAACTAAAATTGGGCAAACTTCACTATGCAACACAAATGAGGTTTCATAAATTCCTGTTTATTTCTTTATTTTTGTATTTATCATTCGCACTTGGCCTTTGTGCTTTCTTAGACATTATTTAACTTGGCGTTTGTACTTTTTTAGGGTTCTTTATGAAAAAAATAATTGTCACGACTTTGCTTAGTTTCTTTGTATTCAGCCCAATTGCTTTAGCCGGCTCATTCAAAAAAGGTGGTGTCTGTTGGGCAGGTAATGATAAGAAGTTTAATTGTAGTTGTATCGAGGAAGAAGGTCTATCTATTGATCAAATCTATGCCAAAGGTTTCAAGATTGTAGCAGTGCATCCTGAAAGCACTCGAGTATCTACAACAATTTATATTGAACAACAATAAAACTGATACTTGGTACTTGTACTTTTAAAATATGTATAACCATACATTTTGTCCATAACAAATTAAAGTTTATTATTTTCAATGATTTATATTGGTGTTATAAACGTACAAATTGTCTCATGTCCAATATGCATGAATTATTAGCTGATTAAACGCATAAAATTGTATAAAAACCATCAATCTATGATTGATTGGGTTTTAACAATTTTAGTGGCTTAAGCAGCAAGCAAGGACTGAATACATTTGATTTCTTAACAGAAATAACAGACGCGCTAGGTTGAATATATGCGATATAAGCGCTCAATAGGTGCAATGCGTAAAGAGGATTGGCAGCAACTTATTCAAATGTTAGATGAATATTTGATTTATGTTCAACAAGATAATAGTTCAACTAACGATAAAATTAATAATGTGAAGATACTGGTTCATAAACTACAACAGCACATGGATGAGCCAGCACAGCAAAGTTATAGCTTTAATCGTTGGTCATAATTTCGATTTCCCGCAACCTATAATATGCGGGAAACGATAGGCGATAAAACTTACAATTTTTGGGGAATTAACGATATGACACTTGTAGAAATCTTAGGAATTATATTTGTCCTGATAGTAGCTATAGGCTACAGCTACTTTATGAGTTGGCGAGCACTTCGTGAAGATAAAACGGAGGATTGATAGAAGGTCATAGCCACGCAGACTTGCGTAGGCTTGAATAATACGCAAGTCGAGTAGCGATCTGATTTCTGCATAACTTATATTATGTTACTTAGGATACTCAGCAACGTGAATTATAATCGTAGATCTTCACGTTGCTGAGCTGTGGCAACAAACAGTGTTGTGTAGGCCACAGTCTCAGATATCCTATTTAACATAATATACATTATACGAACAATCGTATAATTCACCATTAAGCCTTTGATTCCATTGGGTTTTTCTTAGGAACTGGCTTAACACTAAATACCTGCATTTGTGCTCCAAACTTAGTTTGTTGCTCTGTGAATTCGATTTCTACTTCTTGAGCGTTGTCAGCACATTCCTCAAGGATTGCCTGAATTTGTTCAACTGGCATCATTCCCGGCATTGCACTCAAGTTATATTTCACTGGTGACAATACGGTCGTGGATAAATAAGCCTTAGATTCACCGTTTTTCTCAGTACGGTAAACGGTTGGAAAAATTGTGCGTTTATTAAATGAAACTTGCATGGTTAAAGCCTCCTCAGGCAACTAGATGTAACCCACGTTTGGGTGTGTATTGTGAAACTGGTTGAACGTAATCTGGTGGTAATTGATCAGCCATCTTAAGTTCGAATAAACGTACAAATGGGATGACTTTACCGTTTGGATTTTTAGCAAGGTTCTGTAAATGACCTTTAGAAATCTCGCATAATTCCAATGCTTTAAGCGCATCATAGAATGTACGTTCGTTATAAAGTTCTTTAGTAGCCTTTAAACCGATCTGACGAATCAATGAATAAAACTTCATTGCGTTATTCGCTCTCGTATAACTTGGTTTACCAGTCTTTGTATAAGTCACTAATTTCGACTTAAATAAATCTAGGATTTCTCCGTCATTCGAAAAATTCATATGTTTGCCCTTCAATGTGTTTAAGATCGGGTCAAAAGCTACGTGCCAGAGGCGTAGCAATAGTTCTGGCTTTTCATGTTGCAGCTTAATTAGCTGAAATAAATTAGATGGATAACCATTCTTGGTTAAATATGTCTTACAAATACGAGCTTCTAAACGCAAAACTGCATTAGCAAATGGCAAAGCATCATTCATAGCAATAACAAGTGATTTAGAGCGCTACAGCCCAGATAACGACTAAAAAACAAACAAAATATAAGGTTGTTGCGAAACATTCTCAATAACTCGTAAGTATATGAATTATTTAGGGAATAAGGCATATTTAAAAAAACTTTCCGCAGTCAGGCACACTATTAGATAGCAGTGTGCCCTCTCTCAAAATCTCCCAGAAAGGTCAGGCGCGACAAGTCGCTGCCCGCCCTTTCCTCTCCTCAAATTCGCATAATGAGCACTAATGTTAAATGCCATGCAAGTGCGTATGGAAATGGTCGCATCATTGACAAAAAACCCCGCTAGCGCGGGGTCTTTAGTCAACGAACATGGCAAGTAACATAATGCCGTATTATACGAAGTGTTATATAGTTAACACTTTGATTCATATAGCTTTATTAAGCTGCTTCCACACCATCAAAGTCCAAAGCCACCAATACAGCTTTAGGCGCTTTACCTGTGAAATCCCAATCAAAGATCAATTTAGCTTTGCTCGGTAATTCCTGATGCATGTAATCATTAAAGAACTGAGCGCCTTTAATCTTGTAGTCAGTCGATTTAAAACCGATTGCGCCTTGTTCTTTCTCACGATCTGAATATTCTTGCAGCACAGTTTCAACCGTGTTTGAAAACTCGATTGTTTTGCCTTTATCGTCTGTAAAGTCTCCAGCAGCCTTACGGATGCCTGTAACTGTCATAATTGGATGTTGTGAATTATTCATTTGCTCACCTTTAAGCTACTGATTTAAATTGCGATACTGGTGGCTCATACCACTCAGGCAATTGTTGGGAAAAGTCGATTTCTACGAGCTTCATAAATGGAATGACATTTTTAGCCTTGTTGTCATGCAAGTTCTGCAAAAATGCTTTTGAAAAGCCACAATCGCAAAGTTCAGATAAATGTCTATAAAACGTAGGTTTAGGAAGCATCTCTGCTAGCTTCTCTAAGCCATGTTCACATACTAAACAGTACGTAGAATAAATATTTCGGATACATGTTTGAGAAACCTTACCGCTATTGGTAACGACAACTGGCGAGTTAGATATGGCTTCCAAAACACTTTCATCATTAATCAATTTCACAGTTTGACCTCTCATGGCATCAAATATTCCGTGCGTTGCTTTAGTCCAAAGTGTTTGAAGTAAATTAGGATTTGCCTTCTGAAATGCTATAAGTTCATAAAGGTTCGTTGGTACTCCATTGCGCTCAAGCCAACATTTTTTTAAACGTGACTCAAACCGTAAAAGTCCGACAGTCCCGTTAATTAACCTTGAGTCAGACATGACATCGACAACTCGTTGAGCTGACTTGTCATTCTTCTTTGCCAGTTGCTTAAGTTCTTCAAACTGAGAAAGAAATTTATCATGCTTTAAATAGTATTTATGATTTACGAGTTTGGAAGTCTGACCACCCCAATATACCGAGCTATCAAACCGCTTATTAGAAAGTCTAGTTTGACCATTGCTGACATTGGCCAGAAAATCCAGAACCTTTTTAGCCGTTGTCTGATCCGACAATTTGGCTGAGTACGTTACATCTATGTGAGAAACCCAAGCGCGAGTCCAATCAAGCATCTTGGTCAATACAGGATATGCCATATGCAAGAAGCCGATCATTTCATAAGCACCCTGCTCTATGTCATCCGACCCAAAAACATTATGACCTTGAAGCAACTTAGCTAGTGATGCTTTGATTTGAACATACGGATAAACAGCCCCTTCATGTACAAATTTGAAAGCCATCTTTGTATATGAAGTTGGAAGCCGTGAATAAGGGTGTCTTAATACTTGGTGATGCTTCTCCCCGTCCTCATCCTTATAAACTTCCATTGCATCGAAACGAATAGATAGATCAAGAAGATCAAAACCGAAAATACAGTATTTGCCGTCATCTCGTACTTCTACGAGAGACGCATCCACTGGTATCCGCATTTCGATCTTATCCAGCATCGTGATACTCACTATTCCCCAATACAAAACAATGTGACATTGTCACAATGATAAAATAGAGAAATTAATGAGCTTAGAGATGCGTGAAATGTCAAAGACTTATCGAGTCAAAACCGAATATGTGTCATTGATACAAAAAACACACATAGATTTTATTTTAAAAACAAGATTGCCTATTGATGAGGCTGACATAGTAAATGCATTAATTGCCAAGTATTTGAAAGACTTGAAAGCAGAAGATGTAATTGAATGGCAGAAAGAATATAAAGAGAAATAATTTAGCTCAAAAACCGTTATTCAAGCATAGTATTAAACACCGAAAAAATAGGGATAAATCATAAAACCTGCATTTTTCCGCAGTAAAGTCCACCACCGAGATGTGGACTCTCCCACCCTTCAAACTTCGCATAATGCAGATTGATGTTAAAAAGCCCCGTGATATTCAATTTTATCACTGGGGCTTAGTAACATAATCTGTGCACCACATTATGCGCCATACCATATATTTAAATAATTTATAATATTAATATTTTATTTAAGAAATTTCTTTTATTTTTATTATGATGCAGTTCATGAGGCTCGTAGAAAACGACTTTTCCCAATAATTGCCTGAGTGGAGCGTGAATACTTTTGGTCCAAACGAACTCTCTTAATAAGGCAAAAATGAATTCAACCAGTTATGAGGGGGATTTTTTATTACCTAACAAAGGTATTGTTGCTTTTGAGATGGAGCTTAAAGTACCAACTCTTTCTTCCAGCACCTCCCCTTATTCAGCCGACATTAGTTTTAATGGCATAACTGATAATAACTATACAATTAGATCAAATTATCATTTTAATATTGATGAAAGATATCAATTTAAATTACCGGGCGCACTACAGAAAATAGCTTTCTCAATGAATGGAAATATAAATATTCTTTCAACCAATTTATTTGGACAAGAATTATCTAATGAACTGATTACTGACCGTAATGAGCTACAGTTTAACTACCCTTAG